AAAGATTGACGATATTTCTTTTAGCATTGGGATTTCTGATGACCGGATGCGGAAAAACCAAAATCAAAAAAGCATATGAACCTGTAGCCGGTCCGAGCAACGACCTTATTGCATGGTCTTGGGATCATATCAATACAGAAATGGCTGAACCATACGACCGGGTCTTTGTGCAGTTTGATCGAAAAAATCTCGGCTCGGTCGATGCGTTTGAAGATGCCGGGATTCATATTGCCTACATTGACGGCGATAGTAACTGGACAGCGAAAGAAGCACTTGATTGTGTAGAGGCGGTCGGTAAATCATCGGTCAGGACATTGGCTATAGATGCCGAATGGTACAATTCTAACGGTGCAGTGGACACGCCACAATATTTGGACTTGGTTACACAAGCATACAGCCAAGCAACTTCTCTCGGAATCAGGCTGTGCCTGTGTATTCCTTATTGGGTAGATACCGTCTATGGGGAAGAAACACTGCAGACAATCATCCAGAATTGTGATGAACTGATTGTCATGGATTATTATTGCAGCACGGCTGTAGAAAATGTTCGGACAGAAGTTGAGCTGTGCCGAAAGTTCAATAAGGTCTGTCAGGTTGCTCTTGAAATATCTGATCCTGCGAGGGAGAAGGGGTTGGAAGAAACCGTGACGTATTGGAACCTCGGTTCCGCTGCGCTTGAAAAGGATATTGAAGCCCTGAAGGCAGCCTATCCGAATATCGGCATTACCATCCATCAGGCGAAATACCTCGATGAGTTTTATAGCAATCAAACAGGCGAATAGAGAATAATCTGTCCACTTGTGAAATGTTTTTGAATTTTTTGAGAAAGGCATTGACGAGTGGATTTTTCTTTGCTATAATGTTAACAAGAAAAGCGAACACAGCGATTGCTGCAATTATGGCTGTGTGCTTTCGACCAGAAACATGCTGCTGATATCCAAGCGCTGCCTGCGTCGGAAGTAAAGGCGATTTCTATGGTTCGGTAAGAATCATTGTCCGTAGCTGCATCGTAGGACGATGCCATAGGCCAAAGCTGCAAAGAAAGGTATCGGATATCATGAATTTAAGAGAGTTTATAGAAAACAACAAAGAATTTGACGAGAGAACTTTCGGACAGTTCGTAAAACAACGCCGGGAGGAACTGGGGAAAACCATACGTGGCTTTGCCGCCGAGTTGGATATCACCCCAGCATATCTGAGTGATATAGAGAAAGGCAACAGAGCCGCACCGACAAAATGTTTTGAATTGATCCGAAAAGCACTCGGGGTGCCGGAAGACATGATTACAGAATTCGAGGATCTGGCATCAGCATCAAAGGGATTTAAGTACGAGGACATCGGCCCGTATTTAGGCAAAAGTTCGCTTGCGAGGGTGGCGCTTCGCAAAGCAAGAGACAATGATATATCGGATGCGCAGTGGGAAGCATTCATCGAATCAATTGATTCCCAGTCTGACGAATCTTCTGTATCAGATAAATAAGGCGTTTATCGCCTGACGATGTAGCACTGTTACACCGCCCTACAAAGCCGGAATTTATAAGTCACGCATGGCAGAGAGAGCAGGCAACAGTGCTATTGGTGTCTTTATCTGCTGGGATACAAGATTGGAGGATGAGAGCATTGAAACTGAATTACCCCATGAAGTCAAACGGTATGTACATTCTGAAAAGCGGAGACTTTGACGATATTGCAACGGCAATTCTGAAAGAACACATGCCGTATGCCCTTGAATATCCGAGGGCAGTTGACATTGATCATCTGGCGCAGGAGTGTTTCTACCTGGATATTCAACATCAGCACATCTGCTATGATGGATCAATTCTCGGTCTGATTGCATTTGACGATGCGACAATTCCGATGCTGGATATGATGTACAGACCAAGCACGTGTCATATTCCCGCCGGAACGATTGTGATTGATTACAGTCTGATCGGCAGAGACAATTTGCCGAGAGAACGCTTTACCAAGGCGCATGAAACCGGACACTGGGTTTGTCACAGACCGTATCATTCCCCGGACAATCAGCAGTTTGAGTTGCGCACGGCAAAAGCCAACAGTTATATTGCCTGCAGAACTGAAAGCATTGAACGCAGTAAATATAACAGGGAAAAGACCGACAGCGACTGGGAAGAGTGGCAGGCTGACCATTTTGCCGCTGCCATCCTGATGCCGAGGAGCACTTTCAAAGAATATGCCAGCAGTGTAATACGTCATGTAGGCATCTGTCGTGGTTTTCTCGTAGAAGGAGAAGACCGGAAGAATAAGGTGTATCAGGTTGTAGAAGATGTTGCTGAACAATTCTGCGTATCAAAACAGGCTGCACAGATTCGTATGACGCAGCTTGGACTGTTTGTCGACCGGGATTTGTATCGGGCTTCTTTCGCAATGTATTATTAATCGAATTACGGGGTTGAGGTAACCTCTCGACCCCGATTTTTTGGCCCTTAGTGTAAACAACAATTGCTAACAAAGCGAACTTTGAGGAGGTGAGCTTTCACATGAAATTAAGAACGGATTATCCAATTTATTCAGAGGACGGAAAGCTCTTCTGTATGAGACGGGAAAACGAACAAGGCGAGGTGATACTGGAAAGTAAAAACTGTGCACTCAAGTTTACAGACCTGCAATTGCAGGCACTGAATCCTTCCCTGAAATCTCAGCAGCGATTGAAAGGGAGTAAAAAGCGGAACCCGAATGTAGTCAAACTCAGGCAATCATGCGATATGGCCACAAATGTTATACGGAGCGATTCCCCCGATGACAGTTTTGTGCAGGCTGCAGAGCCGAATCGTATCGAGTAACCATAGATTGTCGAGAACATTTTCCGCACGAAACACTTTTGAGCAAACCGGACGGCTTGGAAACCGTCCAGAGTGAAGCCGAAGTGGATGAGTTGCATATGAGGACAGTTATTTCTGTGTTTGTATGTGACCATCTGCTTCGGCTTTTTTGTTCCCATAGGGAAAATAAGTTATAAAAAATAAATATCAAAGGTCCGGATGCATACGGACAGAGGATATCAAATACGAGAAAAGTTGCGGTATTTGCCGCTGCGAAAAGAAGCGTATCAGATACCCTTGGTCTTGTGCGTCTTTGAATGGATGGACGGGCTCCAGGTGTCGCTGATAACAGCTTCATCGGAGCCCGTTTTTGTTTTCCTCTGTCCACTGTGTCCGGCAGAAAGGGCAGAATTATGAAACTTTATTTGTATGACGGACTGGACAAAGACGGTAAGGCAACCTACCAGAGAATCGAAATTGACGAAAGCGAAGCTGACCGTTGGGTGCAGATCGATTATGCGCAGAGACGGCAGGAAAAAGGCAACGAGGTTACCCCTCGTACTGCACAGCAGATCATGGATGAAATGAACGCTGACCACTATAACAGCGACCGGCGGTATTGGTATCTGCAGGACAAGAAGCAGACAGTAAAAGCGGATGAAGGTTTTGAGGGTGAGGAAGAAGTTGATCGCTTAGATCTTGTTCCGGATGACACCTTCAATCCGGAAAAGATTTTGCAGGGAAAGGAATGCCAGACGGAAGCGGAAGCTATTCTTGCGGAGTTGTTTTCTTCAATTACTGAAATTCAGAAAAGACGTGTGATTGCACACTATATTGCACACAAAACTTTAAGGGAGATTGCAAAAGAAGAGGGCGTTGACTTTTCTACGGTACGCGATTCCTTAAACGGTGTGCAAAAGGCTCTGAAAAAAATATCAGAAAAATTTCAATGAGGTACCCCACAAAACGCCTCCTTTTCGCAAAGGTAATAGAGGGACATGTTCCTTCGAATCTTGGAAAGGAGGTCACCCCATGAGAAATGCACTGAGAATCAAAGTCTCCCAGAAGATGGACAGCGGAGGCATTGTCTCCTGCCGGGAAAAGAAAATCAAAAAGTGGATCATGAACTGGCTGTTCGGACAGTCAGAGAAAGTCACGATTCTTGTTCCCGGCTGTGACGTAGCAGAGGTTCAGATCGTGGACCTTGATCAAAACTGCAGTAATGAAAAATGCGTACAGGAGGCATAGAAGATGAAACTACCCAATGAACCGATGACGAAGGTGTTTGTCTGCTCACCCTTTCGTCCGGTTAGCAGAGAACCAGAAAGAGCAGAAGAGGAGAAACAGAACAATATAAAACTTGCACAGTCTGCCTGCCGCTTGGTGACAGAGCTTGGCATGGTACCTATCGCACCGCATTTGTTCTTTCCGCAGTTTATGGATGACAACAATCCGAATGAACGTGAAAAAGGAATGCTTCTTGGAAGAGAGTTGCTCTGCGGCTGTGACGAACTGTGGGTATTTGGAGAGCGTATTTCTGAAGGTATGCAGGCAGAGATCAGGCAGGCGAAGGAATCGGATATTACAGTGCGCTATTGCGATGCTCCGTTGGATGCTTATGCGAAACTGATTGAAATCTTCGAAAGATTCAGATTGAGAAATCTGAAATATGAAGACAACAGGTCTTATCCCTTTGCCCAGAAAGTAGGAGATTATGTAGGAATTCGTCCGATGGATATCTCTTTCATTCTATTCATTTCTGACTGGATAAGCGGAGAAGAGGTCCGTCATGAAAGCTGATGCATCGGCAATGCCGATCAAGGTAAATGCCTATCGTCATCAGAAAGATGCCTACGACTTCGTCTTGAAGACATTCCGGCAGAACGGTGGCAGCGGTGGAGCAAGCCTGCTCATGGAAATGGGAACTGGTAAGACGCTGACCGCCATTGCGGTGGCGGGGACGCTTTCGGAAGAAATGCGGATCAACCGACTGCTGATCGTGGCTCCGCTCTCCATCCTCGGTGTTTGGAAAGAGGAATTTGAAAAGTTCGCCGATTTTCCTTACACCCTGGAAGTGCTGGAGGGGACAAGCGACAAGAAGCGTGAACAGCTGAGATGGTTTCGTGGAAACGGTCTGCAGGTCGTGGTTGTGAATTATGAAAGCTGCTGGCGGCTTGAAAAGGAACTCTCCGACTGGTCACCGGACATGATCATTGCGGATGAAGGACACAAAATGAAATCACATAAAACCCAGGCTTCCAAGGCAATGCACCATCTCGGCGTACAGGCAAAATACCGGCTGCTTTTGACCGGCACACCCATCACCAACAAAGCCATTGATATTTTCAGTCAGTATAAGTTCACCGATCCCCGCATTTTCGGATCGAGCTTTTACTCTTTCCGCACTCGCTTCTTCAATATGACCGGCTACGGCAATCACACGCCGGTGATGAAGAAAGAAAAAGAAGAGGAATTCATGAAACGGATGCACAGTATCGCATTCCGTGCGAGAAAAGCCGACTGTCTGGATCTGCCGGAAGTGACGGACATCGTTCACAAAATCAAGCTGGAGCCGAAAGCCATGAAGCTGTACAGCGGACTGGTGGAGGAATCCTATGCGGAGCTTTCCAAGGGAGAGCTCACCGTCACCAATGTGCTGACCCGTATTCTAAGGTTGTCACAGCTTACCGGAGGTTTCCTCTGTGCGGATGATTCAAGCCGAGCGGAAGAAGTAAGCACCGCCAAGATGGAAGTGTTGTCAGACCTTATTGATGCATCGGTGCAGGAAGGACAGAAGATTGTGGTCATTGCCCGTTTCGTGGCGGAGATTGAAGCCATCAAGAAGATGCTTGAAAGCAAAGACATCGGTTACTCAGTGATTGCCGGAGGCGTGAAGGACAGGGAAGAACAGGTGGCAAGGTTTCAGAAAGACCCTGACACGATGGTTTTTGTCGGACAGATTGCAACGGCGGGTATGGGTATTACGCTGACAGCCGCAAGCACGATGGTTTTCTACTCGCTGGATTACAGTATGGCGAACTTTGAACAGGCAAAAGCTCGTATTCACCGTGCCGGACAGAAGTATCCCTGCACATATGTCTATCTGATTGCTGAAAAGACCGTCGATGAAAAAGTATTGAAAGCCCTGAAAGGAAAAGCCGACCTTGCAAGAACCTTGGTGGATGATTTCCGGAAGGGCAAGAATCCCTTTAAGTATGAGGTGACAAATGGATAACGAACAGAAATCATTATCGAATGAACAGAAGTTTGCTCAGATCTATGAGCTTTCGGACAAGCTGAAAGCCCTGCGGGATGAGAAGACTTCGCTTGAAAACCGTGAGAAAGAGGTAGAAGCGGAAATTAAGGAAACGGATGAAGCAATGGTAGCTCTGATGATCGATACCGAAACACCGAGCTTTACCCGCTCCGGATTTACCTTCTCTCTGACCACGACAACCCGTGCATCTGCGGTAGCGGACTGCAAGACCGAGCTGTTTGAAACGCTGAAAAAAGAAGGCTACGGAGACCTTGTCTATGAGACGGTCAATGCCAACAGCCTCTCCGCTTTTGTGAGAGAACAGATCGAAAACAACGAAGACGAGCTTCCCGATTGGCTCGAAGGTTTGGTCAATGTTTACGACCAGAAAAGAATCGGAGTACGCAAATCAGCAAAGAAAAATTCTTAAATGATAGGAGATTATAACAATGAGTAATGAAGTAATGAAAAAAGAAGCGAAGGAGATCGCAGTTCAGAATACAGGATTTCTTGCACTGAGTGATTTTGACCTGGCATCTGCAATGGCGGAGGAAATGGACGGTCTTTCCGTTACCTTCGACCGCATCAAGCTTCCGGCAGGTGGCATGACTGTCTTTGAAATGCCAAGCGATGATCCGGATAACCCCGAAACGGTGAAAGAGTTCTCCGCCGTTATCCTTTCCCATCATCCGCTCCGTGCCTACTATAAGACTCAGTACACCGGTGGTTCCAATCCGCCCGACTGCGGTTCGTATGATGGCGTTATTGGTATTCCCGGCGAGAACAGCGGGTGTGTGGGCGGCAACTGCAAGACCTGTCCGTACAACAAGTTCGGTTCTGACGGCAAAAAGGGCAAAGCCTGCAAGGAGCGCCGTCGCATTTACCTTCTGATGGAAGGTCAGATTTTCCCGATCATCTTCTCTCTGCCGACCGGCTCTCTGCAGACCTTCAGCAAGTACATCATGAAGCTGCTCGGCAAGGGCTATAAGTCCAATTCCGTGGTAACCCGCTTCACACTGAAAAAAGCTACCAGTAGTGATGGCATTGCTTATTCCCAGGCACAGTTTTCTATTGACCGTGTGCTGACCAAGGAAGAGTACGCACTCATTGACGGACTGACTAATCAGGTGAAGTTGATGCAGAACACAGTAGGCTTCGAGACTGATCTTGAGGAAGCTCCGGAGAACGCACCGCTTGTCGATCCGGAAACCGGAGAGATCATTGAACCGTTGAACTAAGGTTTTATGGGAGCGGAAGTGGCATTGCTTCTTCCGCTCCCGGATTGGAGGAAACTATGTTAAGCCCTTGTTGTGAATATATCTGTTCTCCGGCTTATAAAGAAGGCTGCGATGAATATCTGAATGCCACCATTTTGTTTCAGCTGCTGAAAGAAGAAATCAAAAGCTGTGAAGGACCTTGCAGCGAAATCACGAGACGGGAGAGAGATGCCAAAATCCGAGCGTATGAACACGTTCAGGCGATGATGACCGGCATCTGGAACAGCGGTGAACGGCTGTATATCAAAGATAAATACCCGAAGAAAGGAGACCGAAATGAGAAGCCGCATCAGTGAGTATAAAACCGGCATCGACGCGAAGATGACAAAGAAAGATACCGTTATTCTGTGTCTTGAGTATTCGCATTTCCTCTTCATAGTTGCGCCGAAGGCAAGTGAAGACAGGAACGGTGCCGAAGCCCTGTACAAGGCAGGCATTATTCTGCTGTGTGAAAGCGGCAGCATTTTCAGTCGCAGAGAACCGGATGAAAACTATGACCGGGATGAAACGATAGCAGAACTGTATACCTATTTTGATTTCCTTCGCGGACTCGGAATGGATAATGCCGCGCAGGGAATTATTATCAACGCCATTTGTTATCTGTCACATAAACCGTTCAGAAAAGTAAGAGCAGAGGCACCATTTCAGAAGAAACAAGGATGGCTCCGTGAAGAAAGGGGGAATGACGAATGAGTACGGATTATAAATGTGTCACAACGGTTGACGGCATCAGAGACTACCTTGGTAATGCCGATGTGATTGCCTTTGACTATGAAACCGCACCGAATGATGAATACCGCAGTGAGGAGCGGGCGGCGCTTGATCCGGCGAAAGCCCATATTGTCGGCTGTTCCTTCTCGGTAAAAGAGTATACCGGAATCTATGTGCCGGTGGCACATCTTGCCGGAGAAAACATTGAAAAGAAAGCCTTTTATGATTTTCTTCACGGATTTCTTTCGGACAGAAGCAAAGTCAAGGTGGCACACAACATTGCCTTTGAATCGGCGATTTCCTATGCGTCCGGCATGGTGATTCTGCCGCCGGTCTACGATACGATCTGCGCTTCTCAAATGTCGCTGAAAGACACCTATGATTTCCGCAATCTCTCGGATAGCGGTTTGAAGACCCTGGCAAAGAAGCTCTTTGATGAGCCGCTGCCGACCTTTGAAGCGGTCACAGACGGAAAGTCCTTTGATGAATTGGACGGGCATGACCCGGAAACCGTGAGGTACGGCTGTGCCGACTCGGATTTTGCTCTGCGGCTTTATCACAGGTTCAATGAATGGTTTGACCGTTTTCTGCCGAAGCATCGCTGGATTGTGGAGAACATCGAAAGCCCGACGGCGGTTTACCTTGGCATCATGAAGACCAACGGTATCCCGGTGGATATTGATCTGATGGAAAAACGCAAGGTGGAAGCCGAAGCGGAGATGGAAAGGCTCAAAGGTGAGATTGCCGCCATTATTGGTGATGTGCCTATCGGTGCCAACTGCTCGACTATGGCATTCAAAACCTATCTTTACAAAGATCTGGGACTGCCGATTCTCAAAACCACAGAGACAAACCGTGAAGCCGCTGATGATGAGACCATGGTTCGTTTGAAGGAATGGTGTGATGAGTTCCGACCGGAGCTGTCTCATCTTTTTGAACTGGTGCAGGAATACCGCAAGTGGGGAAAAATCAAATCAACCTATATCGACGGCTATGCCAAGTACATCAACAGTGCGACTTTGAAGATCCACCCGGATCTTTTCGCTCTCTCGACCGACACCGGCAGAATGAACTGCCGCAATCCCAATGCTCAGAATATGCCCCGAAAGACCAATGACCCTATCGGTATCCGTTCTTTCATCAAAGCACCGGAAGGACACTATATCCTGTCTCTGGACTTTTCACAGATCGAGCTTCGTGTGGGTGCTTTCTACTGCAGAGATGAAATTATGATGGGAGTCTACCGAAAGGGTGGAGACATTCATGCGGCAACGACCTCGGTCATTTTCGGATGTACCTACGAGGAAGCGAAGGATAAGAATTTCCCCGGATATAAAGAGCATCGCACCATTGCCAAGAACGTGAACTTCGGCACCTTCTACGGACTGTTTCCGAGAGGGTTGCAGAAGACTCTGAAATTCAAAGCCGGTGTGGAACGTTCTCTGGGCGAATGCGAGGAGATCATAAACAGTCTGAAATATGGATATCCGGCATTGCATACCTGGCAGGAAGAAACAAAAGCCGAAGCCGCAAGGAGAGTATATACCGAAACGTGGCTCGGCAGAAGACGGTATCTTCCGTCTATCCTTTCAGATAACTGGGGACAGAAGTCCTTTGCGGAGCGGTGCGCCTTAAACACTCCGATTCAGGGAACGGCAGCAGATATATTAAAACTTGCGATTGTCCGTATCCTTGAGGGCTTACCGGAGAGGGAATGGCTCAAACCCATCCTGCAGATTCACGATGAGCTGACCTTTGTCATTCCGGAGGATAAGCTGGATGAAGCCGTGACCTTTATCCGTGCCTGCATGGAAGCACAGCCTTTCCCGGAATTTGATCTCCCTCTCGTGGCAGAAACATCCTACGGTCATGACTTCGGGGCAATGGAAGAAATGGAGTAAGTCATGAAAAACAGTTTATATCACAACTCCTCCGGCTGCTATGACCCGACAGCCGGGGAAGCGATGAGCAATATTATAAGAGATGAGCGGAGAGAACGAAAGAAGCATTCTCCGCAACCGAAATCAAATCAGCCGAAGCAGGCTGAAAAGATCGTTATTACTACAAAACAAGAAGAAAATACGGAGGTGCCTACAGATGAAGATATCGGCATTTGATATTTTGAAGTGCTTATTTGAGCCGGATGAGACGGTCTGTTTCCGTGTGTTTGATGATAAAAAGCGTGGCGTTTTTCCCGGCATGAAGCTGGAATGTCAGCTCGGAAAATACGCTCAGATGGAGCCGGTTCTGGAGGAGCATAACTCTCATGACCGTGGCGTGTTCTATGTGGTCAATTACGGCGGTCAGTCGGATGATGCAATCTCCCGTGTCAATGCGCAGTTCGTGGAGATGGACGATTGCAGTTTTGAAGAGCAGCAGAAGAGAATCGATGCATTTCTTCTTCCGCCGTCCATGATCATCAAGACAAAACGCTCCCTTCATGTTTACTGGTTCATGGATAAGAAAGCCGAGGTCGGTCGTTTCCGCAAGATTCAGGAACAGCTCGTCAAGCAGTTTGACGGTGATCCTGTCTGCGTCAATGAATCCCGTGTCATGCGTCTTCCCGGATTCAATCATTGCAAAGGGGATACGCCGGTTATGGTAGAGTGCATCCTCTTTCATCCGGAACGCAAGTACTCGCAGGATCAGCTTTCGGAGCTTTTGCCCGATGCGGAAGAAAAGCGAATCATCGCTCAGAAGGGAAATGAGAAAGGTCTCGATATTATCTGCCGTGGCTGTGATTTTATTAAGCACTGTAAAGAGAATGCCGCTCACCTTGCGGAACACGACTGGTATGCGATGATCACCAACCTTGCACCATTTGAGGGGGGTGTGGAGCTGATTCATCAGCTGTCGAAACCCTATCCCGGTTACGATGCACAGGCAACGCAGAAGAAGATCAATCACTATTTTGAAAGCGGAACGAGACCCATCAACTGTGTGACCATTGCGGAGAAAGGCTATCGCTGTCCGAAACTGGCAACCGGTGAGTGTCCCTGCAAGTCCCCGGCTTCCATGTGCTATATGCCGTTAGATGCTGAGACGATTGTGCAGATGATTTCCGAACTGACCATTACCAATGATCCCATTAAGGATACGAAGACAGCCCAGGAGTTCATTGAACGCTGGCTCTACAATCAGGATGAAGTGACTGCAACGGCGATTATCAATTCGGCAATGCGGGAGCATTTTCATTTCAAGACCGACTTCCTGCGTCCGCTTCTGCAGCATTACAAACGCTGTGCGAAGAAGCATGAGAACGCATCTCACGTCCGCAAGACCTCGGAAGATATGGGACTTCCCGCATGGTACACGGTAGGAAATTACGGAGTGAAGTTCCTTCCCGGCATCCTCGCTCTTTCTATGTCGAGGGATGAAAATGTCATCTATGCCGCCGATCAGCATTTCCTCTATAACAACGGTGTGTATGAGGAACTGACCGAAAAGCAGTCGCTCCGTATGGTTCAGCAGAAGATGCTTCCGTCTGAAACAAAGATGAGTCAGATCGTGGATGCAGAGAATCAATGGGAATTGATCATTCAGAAAAATATCCGTGACCTGAATCCGAATCCCTATATCATCAATCTGAAAAACGGACTGTTCAATGTGCTGGAAAGCAGCCTTTCCGGACATACACCGGAGTATCTATCAACGGTACAGCTTGGCGTGAAGTATGACCCGAAGGCAGACTGTCCTCGCTTTAAGCTCTTTCTCATGGAAGCAATGGGCGGTGATGCGGATCAGGTAAAGCTTTTGCAGGAGATGCTTGGCTACTTCCTGATTCCGGTACAATCGGCGCAGAAATGCTTTGTCATGGTGGGCGTGGCGAGTGCGGGTAAATCCGTGCTGCTTCGTGTCCTCAATGAGATTCTGCTTGGTAGGCAGAATGTGTCGAATGTTTCCTGGCAGTCGCTGAATGAGCGTTTCAAGACAGCGGAGCTTTTCGGCAAGCTGGCGAATATCTTCGCTGACCTTCCGACAAAGAACATTGATGACAATGGTATATTCAAAGCCCTTGTAGGTGAGGACTATCTGACCGTGGAGAAGAAGAACAAGAACCCCTTCAGCTTTCAATCCTATGCAAGACTCCTGTTTTCCTGCAATACGATCCCGAAGAACTATGGAGATAAGAGCGACGGCTTTTACCGTAGGCTCATCATCGTCCGTTTCAATCATGCGGTGCCGGAGGAGAAAAGAGATCCGCATCTCATTGAAAAGTTCCGTGCGGAAGCAGATGGCATCTTCATGTTTGCATTGGAAGGCTTGAAACGGCTGATGGATAATAACTTTATGTTCAGCGAAACCGAGGCGAACAGGGCAGAGCTTCAGCAGTACCGTGAGGACTCCGATTCCGTGCTGTCCTTTGTCAATGAGTGCTGTGAGCTGGATGACAATCAGGAGAAACCGTCGAGCGTTGGTTCGACTGAACTGTATAATGCCTATAAGCGGTACTGCGAAGAATGTGGTTTGAAGCCATTTTCACAGAAAATGTGCATTCAGCAGATTATTTCTTCCTTTGATACCGTAACGAGGGACATCGACCGGCTCGGCAAACGGCGCATTCTGAAAGGAATCCGTCTGACGGAGGTCCTTGGGTAGAGCCATATCAAGAACAGGTAACAGATGAACACGGTTTTTCTATTTCTTATATATACCAATTAAAACACAAAAACCTTTGTTTATTTTGCTCCATATGTGCAATAGGGATTTTCGTGTCAATGTGTCAAAGGAAATCCGGAAAACCGTGTGATTCCTGCCTTTTGAGCAGATGCCGTTTGACACATGTGTCGGCGGCAGCGGAAAGGAGAGAGACGATGTCGGAAGCAGATATTGTAAAAGCAATTCTGAAATACTTAAAAACCGTACCGCAGTGCTTCGCCTGGAAAGAGCACGGCGGAATGTACGGGACGGCAGGTATCCCGGATATTATTGCCTGCGTGAGCGGTTGCTTCTATGGCTTTGAGGTCAAAACCGATAAGGGAAACCCCACAAAGCTCCAGGAAGCAACCATCCGAAAAATCCTCGGAGCGGGCGGGACGGCCCTGGTTGTCCGCTCGGTTGCCGAGGTGCAGAGCGTGATCGAAGGCTCTGTGCAATGCAACGATAAGTAAAGAATAACGAGACAACGCATCAATGCAGCGATGCTTCTGAAACAAAAGTAAGAACGGAGGTGTCGGCATGAGAGATGCTTATCAGGAATTGGCTTCTGCCATCGTTGTACAGGGAATCAAGGATTATCTCCTGTATGCCAAGGCGGTGGTAAAACTTTCAATCATCTATCTGACTGAGGAAGAGACAGGCAAGGGCAACCGGCTGATTACAAGTTTTATGGACAGCAGACGGTCGTATCTGGAATGTCGGCACTTTCTTCTTTCCGAGTGGTACGAGATGCTGTCGGATACCAACGGCAGAGCCGTAAAAGAAAAACTGGATGCTAAGGTGAGAGAGTATGGAAATAAAAGACTATTTAATGAAACCCACGAGGTTATATCAAAAGATTAAAAAGAACGAGGACTGTGCCGCTCACTGGCATCGTATGGCATCTACCGTATCTGCTCCCGCCTATGACCGTGAAAGAGTAGCAGCAAGCAGAAACACCAACGCTCCGTTTGTCGCACCCCTGGAAAAAGCAATTGACCTGGAACGGGTTATACAGCGGCAGTACGGTGAACTGGCGGAACTGAAACGGGAAGTGACAGCGGTTATTTATCTGCTGGAAGATCCGCTGGCACAGCTGGTGCTTTTGAACCGGTACATCCGGCTGATGGATTGGGAAGACGTTTTAATGGAATTGTCTTTACCCAGAGCCTCGATGTTCAGAATGCACCGTGAGGCACTGAAGGAATTGGAGGTCAAAATCAATGCTACATAATCCTATTGAAAGAAGGCTGAGAAAATACAGTCTGCAGAAAGTGGAGATGCATTATCTGGAAACGGAACTGCGGACGGCAAAAGAAATGCTGGAAACCCTGGACGAGTTTCAGATCACCCTTGATGATGAAGTACAATCGAAAGTGGATGAGCGTATCAAAAAGCTGGAACAGCAGATTGCTGACCTGCAAAAGGAAAAGGAGCTGGTTGAGAAGATCATCCTCGAACTAGAAGATGATATAGCAAGGGAAATTTTTAAGTTGAAGTATTTCTCCAACCAGGTCTGGTCAGATATAGCCAAGCGAGTAGGTTATACCGAAAGGCAATGCAAGCGAATCCATGATGATACGATTGAAAAGGTCATTTCAGACAAATTATTTTGAAAATGTCCGAAATGTCCAAAATGATACTTGCGGATACTTTTCATAGCGGTAAAATGGGTACGATGAAAGAGTGCATCAAGAGCCTCGCGTGTGCGCCCCGTGCGTACCCGTGGGGTTTTTCTTTTGCCTAAATATCAATCAGAAAGATGAGGAACAACCTATGAGCAGAATTATTACCTGTGAGCAGGTGTCGGACGGACATCCTGATAAAATCTGTGACCAGATCGCGGATGCCATCGTGACCGACTGCCTTGCCCATGACAAAAACAGCCGTGTGGCTATCGAGTGCCTGTTTAAGGACAGCCACCTGATTATCGCCGGAGAGCTGACAAGCAAACGCCGTCCTGACTATGCCGGTTTGGTGTACGGTGTGCTGAAACGCATCGGATACGAGGATGCGTACATCCAGCCTTTCCCCGGCAACCTTGACATTGGAATCATGGTCAGAGAACAGTCACCGGACATTGCCCTTGGTGTGGACAAAGGCGGAGCGGGTGACCAGGGAATCATGTACGGCTACGCTACAAACGAAACGCCGGAGATGCTGCCGCTTCCGTTTGCAGTTGCGACCAAGTTTCTGAAAGTGCTGAAGAACCATCCCAGTAAGATGTTTAAGCCGGATGCCAAGGCACAGGTCAGTTTCGATTACGATACCGGTCGCATCACCACCTTCCTCTGTTCGGTACAGCACAGCCCGGATGTGGAAGTGAGTGACTTCCGTCATATTATCGAAAGCCTGATGGTATTGGCTGCTTCCGAGTACGGACTGAACGGTGACTTTGAAAAGCTCGTTAATCCGACCGGCAGATTTGTCATCGGCGGTCCCGTTGCCGACTGCGGTGTCACCGGCAGAAAACTTGCCTGTGATACTTACGGCGGTGTCGGTCATATCGGCGGCGGTGCTATGTCAGGAAAAGACCCGACCAAGGTTGACCGCTCGGCGGCTTACGCTGCAAGGAAGATTGCACGTGATATCGTCCGTGCCGGTTACGCCGATAAGTGTGAGGTCAGTATCGCTTATGCCATCGGTAAGGAAGATCCGGTATCCGTTACGGTGGACTGTTTCGGCACGGAGTACCAAAGCAAAGAGTTCATCGATGCCTTTGTGAAAGACAGCTACGACCTGACACCGAGAGGTCTTATTGACGGGTTGGGTTTGCTTGATGTGGACTACAACCTCACATCAACTTACGGACATTTCGGGAAACCTGAACTTCCTTGGGAACAGTAACCCCAGGGGTGGGGGTCTCCAAAACTGAATTTACAAAACAGCAGAATCCGAAAAAGAATCCAAGAAAACGAGATGACTTCATCTTGTAGTCAACTGCTTACAGTTTGTCAGCAGTTGAAAATTAATCATGCCTCCTGTATTTCAGCGAGCTGTCATGTGTAGGTAATCCCTCGCATGTCAGTTCGCTGTCTTATTTTCAATGCTCGTTTTCAGGGAAGCGATTGTTGAAAATAAGACGGCTGATTTATGAAAAAAAGGAAAGGGGTGAAGCCCATGCCATACAAACCAATGAAACCCTGTCATCAACCCGGTTGCCCAGAATTGGTAGAACCAGGGAAACTGTATTGTGCAAAGCATCTGCCGTTGCATCCGGAAGTCACTCGCTCCGCATCCGAGCGTGGTTACGGCAAGCGATGGCAGCGGGTGAGCCGCCTGTTCCTGCAGGAGCACCGCTTCTGTGCAGAGTGCTTGAAGGAACAACCACCACGCTACACCAAGGCAACGGTGGTTGACCACATCGTTCCGCACCGTGGTGACCAGCGACTGTTCTGGGACAAGACAAACTGGCAGCCGCTGTGCAAGCGACACCACGACAGCAAGACCGGATGTGAGGACAGCCGACCGACCTACACCTTCTGACGGTGGCCGAGCCCTTGCGACTGCGCCCTGAGGCGGGGCGGGAGCCCGACCGGAGGGGGATTTTCAATCTCTACGGCCTATCGCACGGAGACCGGCGCCCCCTCTTGCGTTAAAAAACGCGAAATTGCTAGGGCGGGGGTCTATGGGTGCGGGACCGGTATCGCAAAATGTAAATACCGTCTGTGCCGGAACATAGAAAAATGTGAGAAAAGAAGCGAAAAACGCTGATATTATGTGATTTTCAATGAAAAATCGCAAAATGAACAGCGCAAAATGCGGTGGCTGAACCGCTAGGAAAAACAGCATCGGAACGGGGCAATTACCGCGTTCTTTTTATATGCTTTTTGATTGTTTTCGCAGAATTAGGCGGCACTTTCGCCGGATTATGAAAGAGAAACGACATGAACGAGAACAGAGAACCCACAGAAGCAGATGTGTTTGAAGACGGATTTGAAGAACAGGATATGCAGGATTTCTATGACAATGTCGCAAAACGCTTCTGTCCGGAGTGTGGCACGGCCTACAAACGAAACCCCATCGGAAGACCGAAATTATTCTGTTCGGAAAAATGCCGGAGAGCTTGGCACCGTAAACATATCAATCTGGATAACTGGAAAAAGGTCGAGCAGATCATCTGCCCTGTTTGTGGTCGTGTGTTCATTGCCTCCGAAAGCAGAAAAAGAAAGTATTGTTCCCATGCCTGTGCGAATCGGGCGAGGGCAAAAGAAAGGATTTATTAGAACATGAAGAAAACCTGTGAATTAAAAACCATTCCGGTGGGCGAACTGAAACCTGCGGACTATAACCCCAGGAAGAAGCTCAAGCCGGGGGATAAAGAGTACGAAAAAATAAAAGCATCGATTGAAGAGTTCGGTTTTGCTGATCCGCTGGTTGTCAATTCTGATATGACGATCATCGGCGGACATCAGCGACTGACTGTAGGCATGGCGCTTGGCTACACCGAAGTGCCCTGTGCCGTGGTCGATATTGATAAGGTCAGAGAAAAGGCACTGAATATTGCACTGAACAAAATCACCGGTGCGTGGGATGAAAGCCTACTGGCTGATCTTTTGGAAGACATCCAGAACTCGGACTTTGATCTTGGCAAGACCGGCTTTGAACCTCCGGAAATCGAAACGCTCTTTAATAAAGTCCATGACAAGGATGTAAAAGAGGATGACTTCGATGTAGGAGAGGAACTGAAGAAACCGTGCTTTTCTAAGTCCGGTGACATCTGGCACCTTGGAAGACACAAAGTCATCTGTGGCGATTCTACTTTGCCGGAGACTTATCAGGCACTGCTTGAAGGTGTGAAAGTCAATCTGATTCTGACCGACCCGCCGTACAACGTGGACGTGGAAGAAACTGCCGGAAAGATCATGAACGACAACATGTCGAAAGAGGATTTTTACAAGTTCCTGTTGGCGGCCTTCACTCCGATGCACGATGCTATTGCAGATGACGGTTCCATCTATGTGTTCCATGCAGACACCGAGGGGTTGAACTTCCGCCGTGCTTTTGACGATGCAGGATTTTACCTTTCCGGCTGCTGCATCTGGAAGAAGAACGCCCTTGTTTTAGGGCGTTCCCCGTATCAGTGGCAGCACGAGCCGATTCTCTACGGTTGGAAGAAAGGCGGAAAACATCAGTGGTATTCCGACAGGAAGCAGACCACCATCTGGGAATATGACCGTCCGAAAGCCAGCAAAGACCATCCGACCATGAAGCCGGTGGCATTGATGAGCTATCCGATTAAGAACAGCACCATGACCAACGGGATTGTTTTGGATCCGTTCCTTGGCAGTGGTTCTACCATGATCGCCTGCGAGGAAACGAACCGTGTTTGTTTGGGTATTGAACTTGACCCGAAATTCGTGGATGTCATATGCGAGCGTTTTCGCTTGGCATATCCGGAAAAAGCAGCAGATGTGTATGTCATCCGTGACGGGCAGAAGCTGACATACGATGAAGTAGTAGCGGACATGAAAGGTGAGGACAATGAGAGTTGCGGTGATTGATGCCGACCTGATCGGCAGGAAGAGACATCGTTTTCCCAACCTCGCCTGCATGAAGCTGTCCGGATTTCATAAAGAAAAAGGTGATGAGGTCATTCTCAAAACCGATTATGAAAATCTGGGAAGCTACGACAAAGTATATATCTCCAGGGTGTTTATAGACACAAAAGTGCCGGATGCCGTTCTGAAGCTTTCAAATGTGAGCTTCGGCGGTACCGGCTTTTATTATGACAAAGCACCGAAACTGCCGGATGAGGTAGAACATCACAAACCGGATTACCATTTGTATGACGACTGGGTGAGGGAACAGGTTGCAAACGGGAAAAACTCTGCAGAGTTTTCCTACTATACAGAGTATTCCATCGGGTTTCTCACTCGTGGTTGTTTCCGTCACTGTGATTTCTGCGTCAACAGAAATTACAACCGTGTGCAGATGCACAGTCCGCTGTTTGAGTTTTATGATGAAAGCCGTCCAAAGATCTGTCTGCTGGATGATAACTTCTTCGGTTGTCCCAATTGGCGGATGCTTTTGGAAATCCTGCAGGCAACCGGCAGACCCTTTCAGTTCAAGCAGGGATTGGATGAGCGGCTGCTCACCGAGGAAAAATGTGAAGTTCTATTCCGTTCCAACTACGACAGCGACTATATCTTCGCTTTTGACAACATTGCGGATATGCCGCTCATCGAGGAAAAGTTGAAGCTGATCCGCAAATACACGAATGCCGTGCCGAAGTTCTACTGCTTTTGCGGTTTTGACCGAGCGGACAAGTGGGATGCGGACTTCTGGCGGCAGGACATTATCGACCTGTTCCGCAGGATCGAGCTTCTGATGAAATACCGCTGTCTACCTTATGTCATGCGGTTTAACCGGTATACGGAAAGTCCCCATCGTGGGATGTATATCACCATTGCCCGTTGGTGTAATCAGCCGGGGTTCTTCAAAAAGAAATCTCTTCGTGAATTTGCACAAGCCAACGGCGTGAACAGTTCGGCGATGCGGTACCTGACGGCTTTTGAAGAAGCTGTTCCGGAAGCCGCTATGTATTCGGATATGAAATTTGAGAGGATGCAATGAAAATCTTATTATTCACCGCCGATTGGTGCAAACCCTGTCAGGCGATGAAACCCATTATCAAAGAAGTAGCCGAGGAATGTGCTGCTGACTATGAGTTTATTAATGTTGAAACCGAAGACCCAAGGGTAGGGAAATACCTGGTCATGAGTACGCCAACCATTGTGATTGAGGAGGGTGGTCTGATGAAGGCACGGTTTGTGGGCTTTCAGCCAGCAGATCTTCTCAAGGCGGCGGTCATCTCTCCTGAATGGCATTAAGGATTCCTTAGAAAGATGTGAACTTTCTGATATATATCGCACACACCCCTTGCAATATGAGAAAAACAGAGGGATCATGTGTCACACCAAAGGGAAACCCTTATGGAATAAGCATTTAGGAGGATTTTTACCATGACAATTAACTACAACGTAAGCGGGGCAGACCGCAAAAAACTGGTTCAGACCATTTCAGAGATTCTGGAATGCGACGCCAAGTACCTCGGGGTTCCATCCTGCGCATACCAGATCGACTACTTTACAGTTGATAAAAATGGCATCTTAAGTTTTGACGACAGCGCAGACAGCGAGGAAGTCGAGCAGCTCATTGAAGCCCTATGTGAAAGAGGCTTTGAGGCGGAGGTCGAAACCGAAGAAGGCGTCATCGCCATTGCCTACCCGATGGCTAAGCTCGGCGAGGACGGGCTTGCGAACCTCAAAAAGTACGTTGAAGCCAAGCACGACCTTTTCTGCGAGGCTTTCGGAACGGACGAGCTTCCTATTGAAGCCGATAAGGAGAAGGTTTCCTTCCCTTGGTTCGACGGGAATGCAACACCCGAACAGGTACAGGCTTACAGCACTTTCGTGTGCAAGCTCTGCGAGATGATGGCAAACGCCAAGCGGGTGACCGCTACCGAAAAGCCCATCGACAATCCCAAGTACACGATGCGCTGCGTATGCTTACGAATCGGCCTGATAGGACAAGAGTACAAGGAAGCGAGGAAGGTGATTCTTTCCCGCCTGTCAGGATCCTCGGCGTTCAAGCACGATATTCGAAAGGACTACGCTCCGGGGTGCGATCCGATTCCAACACCGGAGAACACGGTGGCTTTTGATATGGAGGAAGCGAGAGAACGGCTTCAAGACCCAAAGGTGCAGGAAGAAATCAAAGCCATTTTAAACGGAGAAGACGAGGATGACGAGCCGGTCATCAAGACCGAGGTTGTTGCGAAACTCAGTAATCCGGAAAAGGCGGTGTGCAGATGAAAACGGGACAGGACAGAATCATCGCCATCCTGATGGAACGGGATGAACTGACTGAAGAAGAAGCCAGAGAGCAGGTCGAGGATGCGGTAGATGCCATCAACGACATTATGGAAAACGGCGGCAGCTACGAAGAAGCAGAAGATGTTCTGCTTGAAGATTTGGGTCTGGAAATGGACTACATTTTCGACCTGCTGTTATGAAAGGAGCGGCATATGAAGCAGATTTCAAAAGAGCAGTTGGCAATGCTGCGTAAGGAATTTCCTATCGGATGCAGAGTAGAGCTTTTGAGCATGTCAGATGTGTTTGCTCCGCCAATTGGAACCAAGGGAACCGTTCAATATATCGACGACCTGGGCGATGTTGGGGTAGCGTGGGACAACGGATGCGGTTTGGCAGTCGCTTTCCCGGAAGACCGTTGTAGGAGGTGCGACGATGAAGAAGCCATTGATTGATGATCAGGTTTTTGAAGAAATCATGAAGGTGAGAAATTCCGGAATCGTGAATATGTGCCTGACGAAAGAAGTCCAGTATCACGCTTTCCACATGAACTGTTACCATCTGGTCAACCTGATTGAGGAGCACCCCAAAGAGTACTTCCATTTCATCCTGACGGGCGACCGTGGGGAAGCGCCGGAAGAAGAATAAACAATAACAAAAATATGAGATCGAGCCTTTGGGCTCTTTCTCTTGTAGTACAGAAAGTCGCTTAACAGGCGACTCTTTTTATTGGTGAGGAAAATGACAGATACGATTTTATGCGGCGATGCCGTAGAACAATTAAAAAGTCTGCCGGATGAAAGTATCGATATGTGCTTAACCAGTCCGCCGTATTTCAGTTTAAGAAATTACGATGTGGCCGGACAGATCGGGCAGGAAACAACACCGGATGAATATATCGACCGGCTGCTGGCCGTGTTCGCTGAAGTTCATCGAGTGTTAAAACCAGAAGGAACCCTGTGGCTCAACATCGGCGATGCCTATGCCGGTAGCGGTCAGGGTGCCGGAACAAAGAATCCGTCTGCAAAACAGAAAAGCAATCGCGGCATGAGCCACATGCAGGTAGAAGGGTTCAAAAGTAAGCTGCTCACCGTGCAGGATTGTAAGCGAAAGGATATGATCGGCATTCCTTGGAAGCTGGCCTTTGCCCTTCGGGATGCCGGTTGGTATTTAAGGCAGGACATTATCTGGTATAAACCCAATGTCATGCCGGAGCCGGTGAAAGACCGCTGCACCAAGTCCTATGAGCATGTGTTTCTCCTGACAAAAAGTATCGGCTATTATTTCAACAGCGATGCCATCAGAGAACCTTGCAGTGAAGCGTCACTGGCCGACTTTAAGCGACGAAAAACCCTGACCAATAAAGGTGGCGGTAAGGATAGCTATGAGGGCGTAAGACCCGACCTGTGCCGCAGTCGCGCCGATTACTACGCCAAGGACGGCAAGCGAAATGCCAGAGATGTCTGGCAGATTAATACGAAGCCGTATAAGGGTGCACATTTTGCTACCTTCCCCGAGGAACTGGCCAGCCGATGTGTGGCTGCCGGTTGTCCGGAAGATGGCATTGTCTTAGACCCGTTCATGGGGGCAGGAACGACGGCTGTTGTTGCAAAGCAGCAGGGGAAACACTATATCGGCATCGACCTGAATCAAAATTATGTAGCGCTGGCCGAAGAGCGGATTCAGAATGTGGTGGCGAACAATGGATGATCTCATTCGTTCCGTTTCTACTGACCAGACGGAAATCCTCAAATGGATATTGAAGTTGTATGTTCCGGATGGCCGGTTTGAAGCAGACAGTACTTATTCCAAAGGTGGCTTTTATAAAGACATTCCACCGCCGAGGCTGCGGTTTGACCTGAACCCGCAAAGCGAGGATGTTATTCAGGCGGATTGCAGAAATCTTCCGATTGAAGATGAATCCATCAGCAGTCTGATGTTTGATCCACCGTTTTTAGCAACGACCGGGAAGTCGCTGGAATCCGATGAAGGTAATATTATCAACCGGCGCTTTACAGTCTGCCGGAGCGAAGCAGAATTGCAGGAGTTATATCGGGATGCCGTCAGGGAAGCACAGCGAGTGCTGAAACCCGGTGGTATTTTCGTGTTCAAGTGTCAGGATAAGGTTTCCTCCGGCAAACAATACTGGATGCACTGTTTTGCGTATGAACTGGCGATGAAAAACGGCTTTGAAGCGGAAGATCTGTTTGTACTGGTTGCGAAGAGTCGTCTGGTTGCCAATTGGCAGCGGAATCAGAAGCATGCACGGAAGTTTTGCTCATTTTTCTGGGTATTTCGGAAGAAGAAAACAGCACAATTACACCAGAAATGAAGCCTAAAGATTGTGTAACTTATTATCGCTAAATGACTTGCTATAGTCAAAACACAATGGTAATATCCACACTACCAAAAGGGCAGAGCCCGGAATCAAGGAGGAAAACACCATGACAGAAAGACAGTTACAGCAGGTAATCAGCCAGCTTCCCGAAGGAGAGCACTTCGACAGAGCGTATACCGCATTCGAGGGCGGCATTCGGGTGATCAGCAAGGATGAGTGCGGATTCGAATACCGCTACAACGTGAGCTTCGATACGGAAGGAAACGCCAGCATCCAGAGATTCTAAAAAAAACATAAAACAAGGCTTCAGCTCCGAAGGGGGTTGTTGCTCGTAGTACAGAAGTCGCACCCATGACGGTGGCGGCTTATTTTTTACCCTTTTTTATTTTTGAAGAGGGGAGGTTTCGAGATTGGCAACGAGAGGAAGAAAACCAACACCGACCGCAATCAAAGAGCTTGAAGGCAATCCCGGAAAGCGACCTTTGAATAATAAAGAGCCAAAGCCCGTGAAGAAAGCTCCGGCCTGCCCCAAGTGGCTGGAGCCGGAAGCGAAAAAGGAATGGCGGCGGCTCGTCAAACAGATGGAAACCCTGGGCATTTTGACCCAAGTGGATATGGCAGCTTTTGCCGGTTACTGTCAGGCCTACGCAAGGTGGAAAGAAGCCGAAGAGTTTATTACGCAGCACGGTTCTATCGTTAAGACCCCATCGGGCTATTGGCAGCAGGTGCCGCAGGTGTCCATCGCTCAGACCTATCTGAAAATCATGAACCGCTTTGCGGAGCAGTTCGGTCTGACCCCGGCATCCCGCTCCCGTATCATTGCAGACTCGACTTCGAGCGGTGGTATCGATGATGAAATGGAGGCATTGCTTGGGGGTGGTTCGTAATGGCTGAATCGAGACCGGCGAATTACCCGAAGCTGAAGAACTATCAGCCGTCCAAGTTTATGCTGCCCACATCCCATTACGATAAAGAGAAAGCCGACCGTGCGGTGCAGTTCATCGAAAACCTGCGGCATACCAAAGGCAAGTGGGCAGGAAAAAGGTTCTGGCTGTTACCTTGGCAGGAGCAGATCGTTCGAGACGTGTTTGGAATTGTCAATGAAGACGGAACGAGGCAATTCCGTACTGCCTTTATTGAGATTCCCAAGAAGAACGGAAAGTCGGAACTTGCGGCGGCCATCGCCCTTTATCTGCTTTACGCAGATAACGAACCCTCTGCCGAAGTTTACGGTGCGGCAGCTGACCGTCAGCAGGCATCCATCGTTTTTGAGGTTGCCAAACAGATGGTGGAAATGTCACCGGCACTTTTGAAACGAAGCAAGGTCATGGCGGCAACAAAGCGTATCGTCAACTACACCAACGCAGGCATCTATCAGGTGCTGTCGGCGGATGTAGGAAACAAGCACGGCTTTTCTGTTTCGGGACTTGTGTTTGATGAGATCCATAACCAGCCGAACCGCAAGCTCTATGATGTTCTGACAAAAGGTTCCTCTGATGCACGAAGCAATCCGCTTCACTGCATTATTACCACAGCCGGAACGGACAGAAACTCCATCTGTTATGAACTGCACAGCAAAGCCCTTGATATTTTGAAAGGTGTGCGAATCGACCCGTCTTTCTATCCGGTGGTTTACAGCCTGCCGGATGATGCAGATTGGGAAGACGAAAAGAACTGGTACGATGTGAACCCGTCTCTTGGGTACACCATTACCATTGACCGAATGCGGGACGCTTTCTTAGAAGCGAAACAGAATCCGGCGGATGAAATCACTTTCCGGTGGCTTCGTCTAAATCAGTGGGTGAACAGCACCACAGCATGGATTCCGGATGCGGTGTATATGCAGGGCAATCAGCCGATAGACCTCAGAATGCTGGAAGGCAGGGACTGTTACGCCGGACTTGACCTTTCCAGTACAGAGGATATTACCGCTTTTGTTTTGATGTTCCCGCCGAGGACGGAAGACGAAAGCTATATTATGCTGCCATTCTTCTGGATTCCGGAGGATACGATTCCGAAGCGTGTACGAAAAGCCTCTGTGCCATACGATGTGTGGCATCGGCAAGGTTACATCAACGCGACCGAAGGAAACGTCATCCATTATGGTTTTATCGAGCATTTCATTGACGAGCTTGGAAAGCACTATCACATCAAAGAAATCGCCTTTGACCGTTGGGGAGCCATTCAAATGGTACAGAACCTTGAAGGTCTGGGTTTTACCGTGGTGCCTTTTGGTCAGGGCTATAAAGATATGAGCCCTGCGTCAAAGGAGTTCTTTAAGCTGATGATGGAAGGGAAAATTATCCATGGTGGCAATCCGGTGCTTCGCTGGATGGCGGGCAATGTGGTGATTGAGACCGATCCTGCCGGAAACATCAAGCCAACCAAAGCGAAATCGCCGGAGAAAATCGACGGTATTGTCGCAGCAATTATGGCATTAGACCGCTGTATCCGTCATGCCGAAGACTACAATCCCTACGATCATCGATCAATTTTGTTCGTGTAAGGAGCAGACAATGAAAATAATCGTACCGGGCAGTGACCCGAAACCGAAGAAGTTACGGCTGCGGTGTTATAACTGCGGCTGTGTTTTTGAAGCATTGAAAGACGAATACGAGATTCAAATGGGGCAGTACAACGAAGATACGGTGGTAGTGAAATGTCCCTGGTGCAATAAAACCCTTTATACCACCGCAACAGAAACGAGGTAAACATGGAAAAAGCATTCAGACACTTATATGCCAGAGCGGATGCCATAGCTGGTATCTGTAAAACAGTAATGAAGTTGATGAAAATAATCAGAAACGGAGAATGAAATGGGAATCAAAGAAGCAATATCAGGTTTATTCAAGTCGAGGGATGCTCCTCAGAACCGGACAGCCGGAAGCGGGTATACCTTTTACATGGGCGGCTCCACATCCGGTAAATATGTCAACGAACGGTCAGCCATGCAGATGACGGCGGTTTACGCCTGTGTGCGTATTCTGTCGGAGGCGATTGCCGGACTTCCGCTGCACCTTTATCGATATAACGATGAGGGCGGCAAGGAAAAGGCAACCGACCACACGCTGTATAGGTTGCTCCACGATGAGCCGAATCCTGAAATGACATCCTTTGTTTTTCGGGAAACGCTCATGACCCACCTTTTGCTGTGGGGCAACGCTTACGCACAGATCATCCGGAACGGAAAAGGAGAGGTCATAGCACTGTATCCTTTGATGCCGAGCCGAATGACCGTGGACAGAGATAAAGACGGACATTTGTTTTATCAATACCAGATGTCAAACGAGGATGCGCCGACTATGAAAAGCGGCATGGTTGTCCTTGATCCGTCCGAGGTATTGCATGTTCCGGGACTTGGCTTTGACGGTATCGTGGGGTATTCGCCGATTGCCATGGCAAAGAATGCCATCGGTATGGCCATTGCCTGTGAGGAATATGGAGCCAAGTTCTTTGCTAACGGTGCAGCCCCTTCCGGTGTTCTCGAATATCCGACCACATTAAATGATCCGGATAAGTTGAGAACCGCATGGCAGTCTCAGTTCGGCGGTAGCGGAAATGCCGGAAAAACACCGGTACTGGAAAATGGGCTTCACTATGTGCCTATCGGTATCAAGCCCCAAGAGGCACAGTTCCTTGAAACGAGAAAATTTCAGATCGATGAAATCGCCCGTATTTTCCGCATCCCGCCTCATATGGTGGGAGACCTCGATAAGAGTTCCTTTTCCAATATTGAACAACAGTCACTTGAGTTCGTGAAATACAGTCTTGACCCGTGGGTGATCCGCTGGGAACAGAGCCTGTCACGGGCTCTTTTTTCTGCCGAAGAAAAGAAAGAACTGTTCTTCAAGTTTAATGTTGAGGGGCTTCTGAGAGGAGACTACGCAAGCCGTATGCAGGGCTACGCCACCGCAAGACAAAACGGCTGGATGTCCGCAAACGACATCAGAGAACTGGAAAACCTCGACCGCATTCCTGCGGAAGAGGGCGGTGATCTCTATTTGGTTAACGGGAACGTATTACCTTTGTCGATGTCGGGCGCGGCCTATCTGGATAATCGCAATATGACGAGCGAAACAAATGAAAAGAATTATGTAGAGGAGGATTCCAATTCCAATGAATCAGAACAAAAAGAAGTTCTGGAACTGGGTAAACCAGACAGACACAGAGTCGGGACAGGTTGAGCGAATCCTGGAACTGTACGGAACCATCGCTGAAGAATCATGGTTTGATGACGATGTGACTCCGCAGATGTTCCATGATGAGCTGTTCGCCGGTGACGGTCCTGTGACAATCTGGCTGAACAGTCCAGGCGGCGATTGCATTGCTGCCAGTCAGATCTACGCAATGCTTATGGATTACAAGGGAAACGTGACAGTCAAGATTGACGGCATTGCGGCATCCGCTGCGTCTGTTGTGGCTATGGCGGGTACCAATGTCCTGATGGCTCCCACGGCCATGATGATGATCCATAACCCCATGACCATTGCCTTTGGCAATCACGATGATATGGAGAAAGCCATCGATATGCTGGATGAGGTCAAAGAAAGCATTATCAATGCTTATGAGATTAAGACCGGCATGTCGAGAGCAAAACTCAGTCATCTGATGGATCAGGAAACATGGATGAACGCAAACAAAGCCATTGAGCTTGGTTTTGCGGACGATGTCCTGACCGATGAGAAAAAGAAGAAGTGCAGTGATGCCTCTTTCAGCTTCTCAGGCAGAAAGACCGAAATGGCTCTTCTGAACAAACTGACAGCCAAATGCAAATCCGCAGAAAAAGCGGAGGAGCAGGAATCTGTCGAAGAACCCAAACCCGAACCCCAGCCGGGGGAAACCGGCACACCGATTACCGAGCTTGAAAAAAGGCTCGAACTTTTGAAATAACGGAGGATATTTTACCATGAGCAAAATCAATGAACTGCGCACCAACCGTGCAAAGACCTGGGAACAGGCAAAGGCATTCCTGGATTCCCACCGCAACGAAAAGGGTCTCCTGTCCGCAGAGGATACGCAGACCTATGAGCGTATGGAACAGGAAATCGTAGATCTCGGTCATGAAATTGACCGTCAGGAAAGACTGGATGCTATGGAACGTGAAATGCAGGCGGCTGTCAATACCCCTCTCACTTCCAAACCCGATAATCAGAAGAACGACACCAAGACCGGTCGTGCTTCCGATGCCTACAAAAAGGCGTTCTGGAACCAGATCCGTATGAGGGGCGTTACTCCGGAACTGAGAAATGCTCTCTCCGAAGGCACTGATTCTGAGGGTGGCTACCTCGTTCCGGATGAGTTTGAACATCAGCTCATCAAGGGACTGGAAGAGGAAAACGTCATCCGTGCCCATGCCCACGTGATCACCACTTCCAACGGTCTGCACAAGATCCCGGTCGTGGCTTCTCACGGTACTGCTTCCTGGATGGAAGAGGAAGATGCCTACACCGAATCCGATGAAGTTTTCGGTCAGGTGAACCTGGATGCCCACAAGGTGGGTTCTCTCATCAAGGTATCCGAGGAACTCCTGCAGGATTCCGCTTTCAACCTGGAACAGTATATCCACGGCGAGTTTGCCCGCAGAATCGGCGCAAAGGAAGAAGACGGCTTCTTAAACGGTGACGGCAGCCATAAGCCCACCGGCATCCTCAACGGAACCGGCGGCGCACAGGTGGGCGTTACCACCAACAGTGCAACGGCAATCACTGCGGATGAGCTGATTGACCTGTTCTACAGCCTCAAGTCTCCTTACCGCAAGAATGCCATCTGGATTCTCAACGATTCCACCATCAAGGCGATCCGCAAGCTGAAGGACGGCACCGGAAATTATCTGTGGCAGCCTGCCATCAAGGATGGGGAAGTCGATACCATTCTCGGTAAGCGTTACTTCACCTCTGCATTCGCTCCGGAAATCGCTGCTGGTGCAAAGACCATCGCGTTCGGCGACTTTTATTACTATTGGGTAGGCGACCGTCAGGGTATCAGCATCAAGCGTCTGAACGAGCTTTATGCCGGTAACGGTCAGGTCGGCTTCCTGGTTTCTAAGCGTCTGGACGGAAGACTCATCCTTCCCGAAGCCATCAAGGTGCTTCAGCAGAAGGCAAACTAAGAGGCATAAAACCAACGGGACAGTCATGGGAAACTGTGGCTGTCCCACATAATTATGGAGGATAAAGCAATGAGCTATAACGCAAAAAACTATACCGAACAGGGCGGCGAAACCACCCATTTCGGCGGTAAAGTCATTTTTGAGGAAGGCTGTGAAGTGGAAGGCGGTTCTTTCACTGCCGTGCCTACGGCTACGAAATCCCAGAAAGGTATCGTGAAGGTCGGGGACGGCTTGAACGTCAACTCCGGCACGATTTCGGTGGCGGCGGCTTCCAAGACCGTGGCAGGCGGTGTGCTTGCCGTGGATGATTTGGAAGACTGCGAAGCTACGGATGTTGCAGGCATCAATGCCTTTCTCAATAACTACCTGCTTGTGCGGCTTCGCTCGGCAGGCATCTTGAAGGAATAAAGAATCGGGCGGCATCGGATGAAATACTTCGGTGCCGTCCTTCTTTTGGAGGGACACATGACCATTACACTGGCAGAAACAAAAACCTATCTTCGTGTGGATTACACCGATGATGATTCGCTTATCCAAAGTCTGATCGATTCTGCTATCGACATCTGCGCCGATGTTTCCCGCCATACGGTGGAGGAGTATATCGCTGCGACCGATGAAAAGACCCACATTGCTTTGCTTTATACGGTGGCATATCTTTATGAGCATCGTGAGGAAGCCGATCATAAGAAGCTGAAGCTTGACTTGTGGTCGATTCTCGAAGGGTACAGAAAGGCGGCATTCTGATGGACATCGGTGCAATGAATGAAAAAATCACGATTCAAAAGAACGTGCCAACTGTGGACGACATCGGAAACCACCGGGAAGTCTGGACGGATTACTATTCTTGCCATGCAACGGTCAGCGGAGAAGAAAGCTCGGTCAGTTCCGAAGCGGAGGAAGCCGGACAAAGGGTGGAAAAGGGCAAGATCGCCTTTACCATTCGGTGGTGTCAGAGCATCTCGACAGTCACTTCTACCGAATACCGTGTGCTGTTTAAGGGGGATCTTTACAACATCACCGGCATTGACCACATGAATTACAGGAAGAAGTCCGTGAAGATCATGTGCATGAAAGCGAGGCGGTAGGTATGGAACGGGTATCTGTTGACGGCCTTGCGGATGCCGTTATGAAGGGTTTGGAGGAATACGCCAAACTCTCAACAGACGAAATGAAAAAATCCGTCAAAGACGCAGGCAAGTTCTGTAAGGAAGAGGTCTCCGCCAACGCTCCGGTGAGAACCGGCAAGTATGCAAAAAGCTGGAGAAACAAAACCACATCGGAAAACGCTAACGCCATTCAGGTGACGGTGTATTCATCTGTTCCGGGTCTGCCTCATCTTCTGGAGCATGGTCATGCCAAACGAGGCGGCGGAAGAGTAAGAGCCATTCCTCATATCGCACCCGCAGAGGAAGCGGCGGAGGATAAGCTCTTGAAAGATATCGAAAAGGCACTGGAGGGATAAGCCTATGGAAACCATTGTCGAATTACTGAAAGCCATGGGCATTCCTTATGCCTATGACCATTTTGCGGAAGGTGAGTCTCCCGACCCGCCTTTCATCTGTTATCTCTGTCCGGAAAGCGACAACTTCTCCGCTGACGGCAGAGTGTACAAGAAGTTTAATACAGTTCACATCGAACTGTATACCGACTACAAGGACCCCGAAACGGAGCTGATCGTGGAAGACGTGCTGGATGAAGCCGAGATCTTCTACAACAAATCGGAAGTCTGGATCGACTCCGAAAAGCTCTACGAGGTTCTTTATTCATTTCAAACGGAGGTACAAGAAAATGCCCAAAAACAAAGTGAAGTATAACCTGAGAAACGTCCATTATGCGCTTCTTACTTTTGACACACAGGGCAATCCTGTGTTCGGAACACCGGTGCATATCCCCGGCGCTGTCTCCCTTTCCCTCGAAGCCAATGGCGAGCCGTCCATCTTTTTTGCGGATGGGTACGCCTACTATGTGGTGTCCAACAACCAGGGTTATGAAGGTGACCTTGAAATTGCACTTGTTCCCGATTCTTTCCGTACCGACGTACTGAAAGAAACTATGGACAGCAATAACGTGCTGGTGGAAGACGCCACGGCCGAAACCGCTGCCTTTGCGCTGCTCTTTGAGTTCGATGGGGATAAAAACAAGATCCGTCACGTTCTTTACAACTGCACGGCATCCCGTCCGACCATCGAATCGGCTACCAAGGAAGAGGAAATTGAGGTCAAGACCGAAAAGCTGACCATCAAGGCGGCTCCGTTGGAGGGCGGCTATGTGAAGGCAAGAACGTCCGACACCACCAATGCGACCGCATACAACAGCTGGTTCTCCAATGTGTATGTGCCGCAGAATGCTGATTTTGCCGTCAATCCTGCGACCCTGACACTCGGGCTCGAAGACAGCGGAACGGCAACAATCCTCAACGCCCTCGGTACGGTAACGGCGGCAGTAACCGTTGATGGGGAAGCCTCCGGTATGGTACAGGCTTCTGTTTCCGGTTCGACGCTAACTCTGACAACTACTGACCAGACGAGAACCGATGTGCTGTACACCGTCACCCTGACCGATAGCGGAAGAACTACCGGCAATACGGCAGTATTGACTCTGACGGTTGAAGACGAGTAAGGAGGACATCTATGGCACTTACAAAGAAAATAGAAATCGACGGCAAAGAGGTTCTGTTCAGAGCCTCTGCCGCCATTCCCCGTCTCTACAGAATTAAGTTTCGCAGAGACATTTATAAAGATTTGGCACAGCTTGAAAAAGCGGTGGATACCAGCACCGAGGACGGCTCCATGCTGGATACCTTCTCACTGGAGCTCTTCGAAAACATTGCTTATATGATGGCTCGTCATGCAGACCCGACCATTCCGGATACACCGGAAGAGTGGCTGGAGGATTTCAACACCTTCAGTATTTATCAGGTGCTTCCGCAGATCATTGAACTGTGGGGGCTGAACATCGAATCCGAGGTCAAGTCTAAAAAAAACTTCCAAAAACTGAGCGGGAAATGACCACCCCGCTCTTTATGCTCCGATGTGTGCAGTTAGGGATCTCCATTCGGGATCTCGACCTGCTCACCATCGGGATGATTACAGATATGGTCACAGAAAGTCAAAGAGACTCGGAAACCTTCGATGTGGTCGCAGGTCAGGAGCAGTTCGATGTCTTCTAATTATGAAATTTTAGCAATTTCATGAGACCTATTGACAAACGTGCTTAAATTGTTTATAATATAAGCACGAAAGGTGGTGGTTTCATGACTCCAATCAACAATCTTGTTAATGAAGGGATCATAACAACTGCGGACAGCGTTAAAAGCAGTGTGTCAAAAAAAGATTATTACCGTTTTTTGAAAGAAAATGAATTTCAAAAAGTCGGTCCCGGAGTATATGCATCGAAAGATACATGGGTTGATGCGCTGGCATTAATTCACAAACGTTGTCCGCAGGCTGTGATTTCTCACGATGAGGCATTGTATTATTACGGACTTATTGAT